TATTGGTCCGCACCAACATACAAGTATCTACCACCTAGGTCTAAACTTTGGTCTACACTTAGTCTACCGCCTACTGCTAAACTTTCTGACTGATGTCCTGTTAAAAAAGTTAAGTATGGACAATTTGTGTCATCACCAACTACCAATCTAGTACCACTATCAGATCCACTAAATGTGCCTGGAACAATAGTTATATCTGTTCCAAATGCTACTGGTGAACCTGTTGTTGTTCCTAATGTAAGTGTGTTACCTGCACTATATAATTGTTCACTTACCATATCCCCACTAGTAATTTTACCACTAGTGACTATATTTCCACTACCATAACCATTTTCTAGGAAGTTTGTTACGTTTGCATTACCGTACGTTGTTGCTACTGCACCAAAACTCAGTGTACCATTACCATCTGTTACTAGTGCTTGACCTGTAGTACCATCATTATCTGGGAAAGCATAACTGTATACATCATTTTGTAAGTTTGTGGCATTTGAAGCAATCTTAAACTCTGTGCCTCTTAATTTTGCTATTCTGTGAATACTTGCATCACTTTCAAAGTCAGCATCTACAAGGTTAAGAATATCTGAATTACTTCTTTCTGTGTAACTGAATACACCTGTACCACTGTTGTATGCTAAACTGCCTGATGCACTAAACTGATTTCTTGTGTATGCTACATTAAGAGCAACATCATCTGCATTTACAGTTATACCTGTACCTTCACCAACAGTTAATGTTCTATTGGCGTTTATTGCACCGCCACCACTTAGACCTGCACCTGCAATAATGCTTGTTTGGTCGTGGTCTACATTTAAATTACTGGTTTCATCTAGACTTAATGTAACATCGCCTATGCTACCGCCACCTGTTAAACCTGTGCCTGCGTTAACACTTGTAATGTCTCCTGTGGGTAATGCTGGGGGTGTATATGTAAACACACCTGTGCTGTTGTTAAAACTTAACGCACCGCCTCCACTTGCACTTTCTTGTGTTACACTAAAATCTGGATATGTTAGTACATTGTTGAATGTGCTACCGTCATTGGTAAAAGTCCATCTGTCTGCAGTTTCATTCCATCTTATTGCTGTATTTGATCCACCGCCTGTACCACTTCTGTCGACATATATAGTACTTGTTTGTGCTGAAGCATTACCGTAGTTTAGATATATTTCTTGGTCTCTTACCAATAAGTCTTCTACTTCTCTGTAATTGATGTTACCTGTGATTTCTAAATTACCACCACCAACAATATCTCCTGCTACAGTTAAACTTGCATTTGATTCTAAATTACCACTTACTAAGAATGTGTCATCACTTTTGAATGTTGCTAACACACTACTGATTGCTTCGGGTGATGTGCCTGCCATTCTTACAAATTGGAAACCAGGTTGACTGATATCGTCACCAATACCTATAACAGGAAAAGCATCTTCCATATTACCGGTATCTTTGAGGAACATACCTGTGAATATAAAGTCACCTGTTGCACCACCACTAGGATTACGTGGTGTAATTTTAACACCTCTAAGTCCTGTTGTGCCAGGATTGAAATTACCGCCACTCATTTGTATTTCGCCATCGTGTAAGAACACGTTATCGGCACTATTCAATCTGCTGTTTGCAATATGGTTTACGTTTGCGGCACCTGTTACATTGTTGTAATCAATACCTATACCACTCACAATGGCGTTTCTTGCCAATGCGTTACTGAAATATAAGTTTGTGCTACCTTGTGTTAATTGATCTGTTGTTTGTCCACTTAACAATGTGGTATTGTTAAGACTTATAACACCTGTGCTGGTGTCATATAATACAGGATCTGTGTTTCCTAAATGTGCTCTTACTTCACTGGCACTTGGTCCTGTATATGTAAATATACCTGTACCGTTATCATAGGCTAAACTACCATCTCCTCCTGCATCTGTTACACTAAGATGTGCTCTTACTTCTGAAGCACTTGGACCGGTGTATGTTATAACACCTGTTGCTTCTGTGTAACTTAAACTACCATCGCCACCAGTGTCTGTTACACTTATTGCGGCTCTAATATCACTGTTTGCAATAATAGTTGCACTACCTACACTGATATTGCTTGTTGTTTGTGTAACACTTACGTTGGTTACATCAGTACTGCTTACTGTTACTGTTGCTGTATTGGCTGTGACTTCTACATTACTTATTGGCATTTGTTACTCCTATGTTAAACTGGTAAATCCAGCACTTAGTTTAACGTTACCTAATGCGTTGTCTCCGGGTTTGTATCTTTCGATTACTGCCCATCTATGTGCTTGTATTACTGATGGTGTTACACCACTGTCTTCCCATTTAACTGAAAAAATAGTTATTGGGATATCTGTTCTTGCGTCTGGGCTAATATTTGCTGTTGCTGGATAGATGTGTGCTGGTATTGTAATATTAACTGTCCCACTTGCGTTGTTTCTGGCTGACACATTGCCTGAACCTATGTCTACGTTACCAAAGTATCCTAGTACAGTACTGTCTGCAAAGTTAGGATCTCCTGTAGTTCTATCATAAGTTAAAGTGTCTACAACAATAGTTTGAGCATCTAGTTCAAACGCATAATTGGCTATGTTTGCGCCAAAGTTGTATGTGAACGTTGACTGTTCACTGGGGAATTTTTCGATGAATTTTACATCATCTGCACCGCCTAAATATTGCGATACGGTAAGTACTCTACCTGCCATCTATCTCTCCTATGGGATAATTGTAGTACACTAAGGTGTAAAACAATTCTATTTTATTTATTACTTATTTATCTTAACTTGGCTGAGTGGGCCACACAATGTCACCGATTGTTGCCCAACTACTACTGCTACTAGGTAAATCTCTTAATTGTTGTCTATATGTTTGCCATTCTGCTTTTTTACTGTCACTTAATGGGCTATCTGCTGTTTGTGTCCAATCACATTTTGTCAATAATTTTAATCTTTTTTGCCTTATATGTGTGGCAACATCTTCTACACTTTCAGGTTTTGCTTCTATAAAGTGTGCATCGCCACTTATGTTCATTCTAACTTTGCTTACATCTGGCACACTACCTGGCATAAATGCAATGTTAGGATTGTTGTCTAGCATCTTTTGTTTGCTGACTGGTGTTAATCTCAATACAGTTTCTATAAATCCTGTATCAGTGTGATATAGTATATACTGTGTCATTAGAATACATCTCCTTTGTTCAATCTCAACATATCATAACGTATGCCTGTATAACCTCTATCGCCGCCTACTTGATCCAACGTGTTAAAACCTTCCAGCAACACATTACCACTTACTGGATTTGGTCCAATTGTAATCTTTTTGTTTGCTTCCAATGTGCTTGGTATGTAATCCAAATCCAATGCACTTATACCAAAGTCTTCTTGTTGCACACTACTATTAGCATATTCTATTTGCACGTTTGCTACCAAACTAAAACTGCTCAAACTGGCATTTGCCGCACCAATTGGAGTTACACCTCCAATAAAACTGTATTCGCCAGGTTCAAGTCCGCCACCTGCTGTGAAGTCTAGTTCTCTTCTAGTAAACAAGTTGGTATAAGTTGTGGTGTTACCCATAGTTGTTACTGGTGCTGGTTTGTCTTCTATTTGTCCACCGGGACTTAAAGGCCCCATATGAAATCTATTAATTTGATTACCAAATTTTTCTGTATTGATATTTAAATTACCATAACCACCTTCCAGTGCAATTGGTAATGGGAAACTGCCTTCAGGGTATACAGGAAGTTTAGGTTGATCAATGTTTGCTCTAGGCAAGTCATATTGTGCATTAACTGGCATTGTGTAAATGTCATCGTCATATTCCAAGCCTGTCATTTCTACACCGATCATACCTTCTGCTGTTTCTACTTCTCTGGTTCGCATAACTTTGAACAGTTTGTTGTCAAAGCCATACAAGTCGTTGTCTACTTTTACAATATCACCTATATCTGTTTGCATACCACTAAAGTCTGTGGTATACTGTATAACTGTTGCTAATCTACTTTGTTGTAAGTCTACGTTTGCTAATCTTTCTGCTCTTACTTTGTCATTGATCAAATCAATACTATAATTCAATTGGTTATCTGGTTCATTTGCGTTTCTTTGTGCTGGAGGTGTATCAATAACCACAGTATTCATACTGTCTTTTCTGTTGTCATCTGCAAACTCTACTTTAACACTATTGTACATATTGAACAGTTCTGTTGAACTTATGTCCAGTTTGCCTACCATATTGTCATCATTATAAACAAGTGCATTGGCTTTTTCACCTGTGGTAAATGCTCTATTAGGTATTGCTTTGAACTTGCCTTGTTTACCGTCATATGCAAAGTATGTGCC